GGGAGGCTCTCGAATCAGGGGCTGATGACGCGGCCCTGGTGATCGACCAACGGGCCGCTGAAGTGCACGCCCGAGGCGTCGATAGTCAGGCCGACGGCACCGAGTTGCAGGGTGATCAGTTGTGGTGTCATCGCTAACCGGGCCAGGCCGATGCTCAGCTCCAGCGAATCGCGTGAACCGCTGAAGGCTGCCGGGCCGTTTTGCCAGTGCAGGGTGTGCGAAGCATCGTCGTAACCGCTTTCGCTGCCGTCCTGATGCACTCGACGGGTCAGCGTCGGCACGGTGGAGGCTGGCGGAAAACGGTCACTGTTCAAGCCGAACAACGCCACGCTCTGTGCGCCGCTTTCGCCGCTGCCGTAGTTGAACAACAGACATTGCTCACCCACCGTTGGAATCCGCGATTCGCTTTGTGCGCCGGCGCTGGGGTTGAAAAACTTGATGGCCGGCGTGAGCAAGCCACCGTGGCTGACCTGGCAGGTGTTCCTCGCGGCGTCGACGGTCTGGCAAATGCCGATGCGGCAGAAGCTTTCGGCGCGGCGGTGCAGGTCGTCAATTTCCGTTTCCATCTCGGCCAGACGCTCGATGATCGGGCCGAGTTGCATGCGCAATAGTGCATCGAACATTTCAGGCCTCCAGCGCGGTGTACTGGTCGGGGTCGTCGATGTTGCTGACTTCCCAGGTGCGAGCGAATTTCGGCGTGCCCAGCGGGTCGTCAAGCAAGGTCGGGCCGAGGTAGAGGGTCTGGTTGAATGACAGTGTCCAAGTCTTGTATTGCTGATCGGTGCGGATCAGCAGCGACGGCAGACCATCGATGGTCATTGGCAAATCGCACTGATCGCCGGGCAGGTTCCAGCGGTTGTCTGTGATCAGGTTTTTCAGTACCGCGATCAAATCGCAGGCCGCAAATGTCGTTGCGGATAGCGCCGGGATAACTTGCAACGACAACGTCATTACATGGGCGATCCGCCCATCAGTGGCGCGCTCTGCCGATGCGTTTCGTTCGAAATCGATCAGCACCCAGGCCTGATCGCCCGGTGCAGTGAAATCATCGTGATTGCCGACGTTGAGGTTGAGTCCGGCAGTGTTGCGCAGTGTCGTCGCGATGGCTGTGAACAGTTGCGACGGTTGCTGGATCGGTGTGGGCATACATGACCTCCTTTTCAATCGTCCACGCGAAACCCTGCCGCCAAAATGGCGGCACGGAGAAGTACTCAGGTTAAGGTTGGTCGCGAGGCGGGACTTCGCAGACGCCGATGCGCTTGGCGGCCCAGCGTTCGTACAACCCGATGGCGACGTCGGCGCCGGCCATCGCCGTCAGGCAACCGAACGCGCCGGCGGCCCAGATCGAAAGTCCTGCGGCATACAGCAGCATGATCGCCGACACACCGCAGATCATGCAGGCGCCGGAGCGCAAGGCCAGTCGCCGCAGCAGCGACCAGCCACGGGCACCTTCTTTGTCGGCGCGCCACATTTCGCCGGACACCCCGCCGACGACGGCAAGGAGGATGACCAGCCAGATCGGCATGTCCGCCAACGCTTGTTGCTCGGTTGTCATGTCACGCCTCCGGGAGTGTTGGATGAATGGTGTGTGTAGGGTTCAATCGTTTTCTCTTGAGGTAGGCATTCCAAAAAGCCCGGCGCAGGGCCGGGCTTTTCAGTAATGCGCTCTCGATAGAGGCCATGAAGGTGATGATCGAATCAGAACGGTGCCACCGGCCAGTTGACGGTGGACGGATAGCCGGATTGTTTTTTCATGTCGCTGAGACCCACGCAGTACTGTTTGTAGGCGAGCAACAGCGCTTGTTCTTCAGGGGTGGCAACATCCAAGTCGACCTTGTAATGCAGAGAATTCAACATCAGCCACTGGCCAGCAGCAGACAGAAGTTCAAGCGCTTCTTGCGCCACATCCTTTTCGAGTTCTTGATAGGTGGGTTCACTGAACTCCCAATCAACGAAGTTTGTTGTCGTCCCCTTCCATCCCACCTGGACTGCCGGGTTTGTTGTGATATCCACCCAAAAACCATTCGACAACTGTGCTTCTACTGGCATGGCCGTAGGCTTCTCTACAGCGTCGACAATCACCAGAACTTTGTTGAAGGCTTTGGAATAGTTGAATCGAACAAAAGCGTAGCGGTTCATTTGTTTCTCCTGTTTGCACTCATCGCGAGTACTGTCCTTGAGTTTTGCTTACTTGCCTCTCCGTCAAGGTTCTTCAACGGGATATCCATCAGGCAGGCATTCCAAAAAGCCCGGCAGTCCGCCGGGCCTTTCAGTAATGCGCTCCTTCGCCTTCCTTCAATTCCTGTGTTCAAGAAGGAAGCTGACTTTTCGGCGCTACTGGCGCGGTACGAGTCCATTCAGATTGTTTTTCCGACCGCGGTCCCTGCCCGCCGGATAACTGCTTCTGGTGCTTTACGCTGCACACCCGGGTCAGTTGCCA